ATTGAGCCGTTAGCGGCGAAATCGTTGGCCCCCGCCGATTCGATTTTCTTGAGTACCAGCCACTCGTTAGCGGCTACATATAGATTTGCCGCCGTAGTGGACAGGGTTAGCGACTGTGGAACTGCTGCCGCCCAGACCGTCGCCGTACCGCTGGCCATGCTCGCTATGGTCCCGCCAGCGACTGTGCCGCTCGTACCATAGTTCTGCAAAATCACGTCCAGCGTACCGACCGCCGCCGCCCGGGCATGCGCGGCGATAATGGTAAAGCCGCCAAAAGTCGCAGACCCCTTCATCAGATGCACGAGATCTCCGTCCCCAGGCAGCGTACCGAGAGTTGTCGCAAAAAATTTAGAACCGTTCATAGTTTATTTTCCTCGCTTCCTGGTTAGCTCGTAGGTGTTGCAGCATCGAAGACCATTTTAATGCCAAACGTCGGACGCCAGACCCCGTGTGCATAGACCGAAGTCATGTTGAGTTCCCAACCGCGCCGGCTGGCGTCTCGCTCCGGCTCCAACCGTGGGGCGCGTCTGCCATCGAAGGCGAGGGCACTACGCTGCCACATGCCGCCGTTGGCATCATCGCTACCGTCAACGTCCAGATCGGTCGTGGTGAAAATATCCACCGGGCCAACGGTGCCAACATACCAGCGCCGCATAACCTCATCCTGGAAAGCTGGCGCGTTGGTGACGGTTTGGGCGGGCGCGACGGATTTCCCCAAAGCAAACCAGGTATAAGTGTGCATCACGCACACATACGGCCCCTGCTTTTTGGTGGCGTTTTCCAGTTGGGATAGGGTCGCAAAGAAATGGCCCCAGGTGATCGTAGTCCCGGCGCTGCCCACAGTGCCGCCGGTCAGGCTGGCAATGTCGTCTAACAAATTTTCATTGATGCTGGTAGCCATCGACATGCCGAGTTCCAGAGCCGCCGCATTGCGCACGCCAAATGGATCGGCGCTAACACGGGTGTCTGGTAGGAAAAATTGGCCGCCCGCTTCCGCCGGGGTCAGGGTTGAGCCTGCCGTCGGAGTGAACGCCTGGCTTTGCAGGTCATCCGTTTCGCCAATAGCGGTAATTGTGGCGCTTGACCAGTCGGACCGCTGGCGGGGTTTCTTTTCGTCGGTGGTGTCGCTGAACTGCGTCACCAGCGCAGGCATTACCGCATTTTCCCGCGCGATAAACATCGCGTCCTCGAAGATCGTTTGAATATACCCGCTGATGTCAGCAGACGGGTTAAAGTTGCTCATAGTTTATTACCTCTTACACTACTTTTCCGGCTCGCCTTTCGGCCAGACCAACCCCCCGCCATGCTGCGCTGCAGCAGCTGGGTCGAAGAACTGCCCGCCGCCGCCGCTGATGATCCGAGCGCGGCGCTGGGCGTCCGTTTCTGTAACGCCTCCGCCGCCGCCGGCTGGGTTGAATGATGAAAGCGCCGGATTACCAGATTTGATTAGATATTTGCGACTTTCAGCCAGCGCCTTGACCTCTGCGGCTGCCTCCGGCACCTTGCCATCATCAGCAATCGTCAGCTTTGCCACATCAATCAGCCGGTAAGCATCCTCTGGATCATTGAAGCTAAGCCTGGCCGCCTCGGAAATAACCGCGCTCCTGATAAGCGTTTCCCGCACCCGCGTCTCCGCTTGCGTTTTCGCCGCTTCGAGTTCGGTCAATCTCTTTTGGAGCTTTTCGGTTTCGGAAAGCTGAGCATCTTTCAGCGCGGCCAATTCAGCCGCCGCCGTTTTAAGTGTCTCATAGTCAGCGTATTTAGCATCACGCTTTCTTTTTTCGTCGGCCAAAAAACGATTGAGGTCATCCTGGGTGAAAGTCTTTTCCGGCGCGGGCGTTTCCGCCGTCGTCGTGGGGGGTGCCGCCGCTGGGGGCGTGGGGTCCGGCGTGGGGGGGCCGTCTGGGGTTGGTAATGTATCTGCCATCGTTTTTCCCTTTGATGTGAAGGTAAATAAAAAACCCGCTGAATTAACAGCGGGCTTATGGACAACTGCCTGCCCCCGGTATTCCACGGGGGTCGGGGCCATTCGTTAGAATTGGCTTGCTATTTAATTGTGCCGGGATTTCACCTGCCATTCAGCAGGCTCGGCTCCCGGCGGGCCTAATCAACATCAGTTCGGTTAGTTGCGGGCCAAGATTGAGCGGGTTATTTTTTATAGGCGTGCTTCCTGCCTCTCGCTGTCCAGCCGTATAGGCACCTGGCTTATGGGATAGGCGTCAAGTTAGTCATTTCTGCCACCGCAACCATTAGGTAAGCCGCCCCTGCCACCGCGCTTGCGCTCTTATTGGCGTTGCACCTTGCCGGAGCTAGTCGCTTACAAATATATCATATCATACTTATGTAATAATTACAATATGTCCTTGAATTTCGGCGCGTCCTCGCCAGTAATCAGCCGGTAAATGGCGGCGCAAAAGCCGATGATGTGCATGAGCATTTGTTTGTAGGCTTGGTCACGTTGGGTCATGCCCCAAGCTCCTTTTTGAGATAGTCCAAAATCATCCGCTGCGCTTCTGCCGTTTTGCCGGCCTCGTATAATGCCTTGATTTCAGGCATATTGTCAGGGGGCGCAGCGATGAATCGCCGGGCCACGTGCTTCTCCATTGACCTGATTTCGGCGTCTACCATCTCCCTGAATTTGGCGTAAAATTCGTCAAGGTTCACTCCGTCAACTCTCCTAACGTCGCCTCGCGTCGCAGCGTTCCATAAACGGGATCGTCATACGTTGCGCTCAACTGCCCAAATTCAAACTTGCCCCCCTGCCACGCCTCATACATCCCCGGCCCCATCATTTCCCGCTGCACGCTGGCCGGTTGCGAGTTAAACCAATCCTCGCCGGTCTGGATAGGCTCAACCGTTTCGGGAATGTCAAGGCCCAAATCCTCATAGGTAATCGTCTGTGGCACAGGTGAGCAGCGGCAATTGTGATGACCGTCTAGCGTCTCATCAAGCGTATGTATCGTGCCGTGCATCGAAGTGCAGGCGAGGCAGGCCGTCCCTAACTCCGCGTGCCACACCCATCCTTTCACAATATTATCATTGGCCGCATACGTGGCGTGGTTAGCCAGTTGATAACTTTTGATCTGAGCCGTTCGGACCGTCGTAAGCGCAGATGTCAGCCCACTACCCAGCCCGTTCAATACGTTTTTTTCAAGCCGAGCCGCAATGGTGCGCGGGTTATCGCCTTTGGCTATACCATCGGTGATATGGTTGCTCACTTGCTCGGCTACGTATTCGCCATAGAGGTCCGATAGTCGTTCGTTCAATGGGCTATCTTGCCCGGTCAATCCCGCCGCCGCTTCGACCGCATCGGCGGGCAAGCGAGCGAATGAGGCCGTTATCTGGCGACGGATGTCATCAGGTAAGGGTGGTAAACTGACTTCCATTAGCTTGATCGCGTTGTCTATCCCGGCCTGGATTGCCTGCGACTGGACAATCGTTACCTCGTTTTGGATCTTGCCACCGAAGCGTGTCACCTGCTCTTTCACCTGCTGCTGAATGGCTTGCATCCTGGCGAGCTTCATAATTGCGCCCCTGGTTGGCGATTCCATTGCCGCGATGTCAATGGATAATTTGGCAATGTCGCCTTGCAAGTCGGTGAAGATGCGGTTGTAAATAATCGCCATGCGTTGGGCAGCTTGCGCTTCGTCGTTGGCTAGTTGTTGGCGGAATTGGCGGGCAGCGTCAATGGCGGTTGGTCTGGGCATTGTCTGTTAAGAAGCCTGTCTAAAAATTCATCTGTACTTAAGCTTTTGCCGCATATTTCATCGGCAAAAGCAAGTAAAGAATAATCAAAGGCGATTACCTGTGACGGTAATAAATCAGCCAGGGTATGAGTACATTTATCACGTTGACAAATCGGGCATAGTGCCACTATTGACCACCCCGATTAAATCCCCGGCTCCCCAGCGCCGCCAAAATCGTCGCACCCACATTCCCGTTGGCCGCGCCCTCCATACTGAGCCGGTCAGTTTCACGCTCGTTGTCGTAGTCCCGGCGCTCGCGGTAGGTCTGCTTGGAAATAATCCCCTCCTGCAATTCCTGCCCCAGCGTCGCCACCTCCACCGTATCGTCGGTTGGCAGCACATCGGGCCAAATCGTCGCTACGCTCTCCGGCGGCGTCAGCCCGGCGATGGCCAGCCCGCGCTGGGCGATTTGCTCAAAGGCTTCGGCGTAAAGAAGGCGTTTTTTGTTGGTCCGCTTGATTGCCCGGTTGAACAACACCCGCAAGCCGAAATTAGTGAGCGTGCCGACCTTGTCCTTAAATGCTTGCGGGTCAACCATTCCGCCGGATTGCCAGATTGATGAGGTGATGACTCCAACCAGCCATTGGACAAAAGCCCCATCTGATTGCATTTCCAGATTGTAGACCTTTGCCTCGGAATTAGGAACGGTAAGCAGGCCACCAACTTCAGTCATTACTAATTCGCCGGCTGCAAACCCCGTTCCTACAGTTTTTGGATCGGCATGATGTTTGATAATGCGCTGGGCATTGCTCACATCGAGATTGAGGCCGTCATTTAATTCAATAGCCGACTCCACATCACACATACCATAATAGCCGTTGGGGTTGGGTAAATTCTGCCAATCCACTATTGGCGAGAAATCAAATTCCCATATCACCGGATTGATTTCTCGCTGCCACTTTTGACCGCCCATTGCCATCGTTTGCTGTTCATCCCGGCGGGTATAGACGACCTCTGTCCAGCCGGGCAGGTCGTGATTAAATTCGTCACCATCCACCCGCCCGCGCACATAGTCTATTCGCTTGCCCATGTCCCCGGCCACGTATTGCAGGCGGTACCACAAAACGCGGCTCATGTCGAACGGATCCCAAAAGCAGCTGAAATATTTTCCAAGCTGCCGCTGGAGCTTGGGTAAGGCGCCGTCCTGCGGCCGCAGCAACACCGCACAATGTCCCTCGATACACCCGCCCAGTCCCAGAGTCTGCTGTAAAATCGCGCCCCGGCTGGCCGTCCACATTTGTTCTATGGCGTCATCCGTCTGGCTACCCTTGTCATCCCCGCTGGCATCGAATCGTATCCCGTCGCCAATGAGGAAGCCGACAATATCTTCTGTGAATTGCTCTATTTGATTAAGAATAACATTGTCGTTAATGCCGTCTTTTTGGATTTTTAGCGGTTGCTTATGATCACCTTTCCAATATTTCCAGCGCAGCTCAATCTCTTTGGCGCGGGCGTTATATTCCCTGGCGTAGGCGTTCTCCAGGCCGTTCCAGGCGTTGGATTTCATGTCGAGAATATAATTAATTGCTTCTGGCATAGTCCCTCGCGGATAACAGCGCGTTAGATAGGTGCGCGTCCATGAATGTTGGTATCAGCCTGGCTTGAGCCGAATCGCTTGTCACCCATTCAGGGCGACAAATGCCGACCGAGAATTGGCCGGGCCTACATAAAATATTAACCGAATCAAACCCGGCGGCTATAATTTCCTGTACGATTGTTTCTAAACTTAGTTCAGGCATAGAATGGATTTACCTCCTGATATTCGGCGGGCCCAGCGTCCCCTAGCATTAGCTCTGTTAGCGCCCACACCGCTGCGTCAAGCCGGTTGGGTGACCAGGTAGAATCGCCACTTACCCAATTGCACATCT